TCATTTGGTACTACGCTACCAACTGTCTATACGGCGAGCGTCGACCCATGGTTCGAGAAATTCGAATACATAGTCGATACAACCCGATTAATCGGCAATTGGACGAACCCAGTATATCATGTAAAGATTGAGAGTTCTCTGAAAGGAGATCTCTTTCATCCTAGCGACAATTTTGGAAGCGGGTACGCAAGTACCTTTTATCCATTTTTGCCGTATGGTATACATACTTGGTTGTTGAGCCAGATACTCCAGAAACCACCCAATCAGTGGTTAAGTGACTTTGGAGCTAATGCTACAAAGCACTTTACTTCTGCGGTTGAAGACGGGACGACAATCCTCAATTTTATATTTGAGGCAATTGAACTTCTCGCCGGCAACGTTAAGAAGGCGAAGCAGATCGTGGAAAAATCCTCGACTGCTCTTAAGATCTTTTGGAAGACTTACGAAAGACTAGGTAGCTTTTGGCTTGCCTGGAATTTCGCTATAAAGCCGACCATTTCAGATATTAAGGACCTAATCTTTTCAATCCAAACCTCTAACAAGAGGATTGCTTGGCTGATTAGGCGCAACCACAAAGATACGTTGGTGAAATACCGCCAGTCCGCTTACTCCTTCTCAGGTACCACCCCTGTATATAATATACCGGGTGTTCCCTCGAGGGTTGTAAATGGAGAGGTCGTAGAGACTCCACGTTACCGCGTTGTCTATACTGGTAAATTTCAGTATAACGCAATGGGCCTTGTTCGATTCTCGATTCCAGATCAATTTCTGGAGGGTTTCGAGGGCAAGGCGATTGGATGGCTGGACTTAAGCGGACTTTACAATCCACTTAAGGTCATTTGGGAAGCCATACCGTTTTCTTGGCTTGTCGATTGGTTCGTCAACAAGAAGACACAGCTTCAACTTGAGGCTGCAAACCTTAGCCCGCTCACTAATGGTGAATTGAAACAATCAGTTCATTCATGTAAGTGCACGGTCGAAGGTAGGCTGGAAATCTTTGATTTCCGAACTTCCAAATGGGCAAATCGTGGTCCAATCCGGATCTCGGTTTATCAGCGGTTACCAGGTTTACCTGATCCCGCTGTTTCACCTTTCCGAATACCAATAGAATGGTACAACCTGTCCATTCTCGCGGCCCTTCTGAAGAATTTCAGAAGGTAATCACGGAATATGCCGGAATTACCGGTAATGGAGACTAACATGGCAATTACAATAACCACTCTAAATGATGGTACCTCTAACATTAACCACGCTCTTTCGAGCGTTGGTGCTGATTTGAAGCAGCACGACTGGCGTGATACCACAAGTGTTACAAATGGTCGATACGGTCTGCTTACTATTAAGCAAACTAATCTCCCTGCTTCACCTCTGGGTAAACCAGTTCGGAGGACTCTAGTTCAACTAAAGTCATCCTTACCGGTAGCTACCACTGTATCGGGTACATCGAAGAATATCAATGAGGAAGTTGTGGTGAATTTCACCATAACAGCTCCTCAGGGACTTTCTTCCAACTTTCCAGCAAATGAATTGCGGGACCTAGTAGGTCAGCTGAAGTCATTTTTGACAGATGCTAATTTATTAGCAATCGCAGCTGGAGAGCTATAGAGGGTTAATTGCGTGTGGACTCTCCTAAGGAGATGAAAATGCCACATGAGTTTAAATACTCACAGTTAGCTTCACAAACGCTCGATGATGTATATCGCGAGCTCCGATCCTTCACTGATTCTCGCATCAAGAAGAATGACCTCGAATTTGATGTCAAACTTCTCTGCGAGTTTTATGAAGGGGGGACCGAGAAACTGACAAGCGATCTTCCTTTGTTGGATGATTACCTTGTCACACTTCTCTCTCTTAAGCCAGGAGACGATTACCCAATCGTCCCGCATGGCCACAAATGTGGCCATCACGGAGTCCCGGGCTATAAGACTCCAACATTAATGCGGCCCTTCTGGGTCACATTAATCTTGTCGGAGTTCGATCCGCGTCTTGCTCGATGCATTCGCATCGTCAGGACCATTCTGAAGGGTTTCAAGAAGCTAGAGGTAGAGTATACCCCAGACCAACTTGCAACTCGTGTGTCCCAGTTCCTTGATATCCAAAATTCCCATATTGCATTGGGAACTATAAATGGGTTCTCGGGCTGTGTCCTTGAATCTGCTCGGCAATTTGCTGAACAGTTCATGGATGGATACACGTCAGAATGCTCCGCCCCGAGGCATGGCCCCGGTGCGGTAGCGGATAGGAAAAGAGGCGACGAGAAATGGAACTTTTCCACTATCTACGCTTCAATCCATGGAGAGTGGCCGTATTACGACCACTTCTTTACCACCTACGAATCCGCGGGTGGACATGGGCGCCGGATCCAGTTGGCAGCATTCGCTAACAAATACCGATCCTTCGTGAAGAAGGACTGGCCTTGTTCTCGATTACTGGCAGTACCTAAAGACTCAAGGGGACCACGCTTAATCGCGTGTGAACCTAGTGAACTTATGTACTTGCAACAAGGGGTCGGACGTCACCTACAGGATTTCCTGGAGAATGACGAACGGTTCCTTGGGCGCATTAATTTCAAATCACAGGAAATTAATCAAGGAATGGCTTTAATGTCATCCTTTACTAACTCCTGGGATACCATTGATCTTTCGGATGCGAGTGATCGCATATCGTTAGAAATGGTACAGTTTCTTCTTCCGAAGAAGCTGTTTAAGAAGCTTAATGCTCTGAGATCCACTCACACTTCTCTCCCAAGTGGAGAGATAGTAGAAGTAACGTCTTTCGCAACTATGGGTAGCATGTTATGCTTTCCTGTTGAGTCATTCGTCTTCTACACCTTATGTGTGGCATGTGTCTACCAATTGACACATGACGAGCGTTCCTCGAGGCATGCTGTATTTGTTTATGGTGATGATATAATCATCCGCCATGAATATGCACAGGATGTCCTGCGATTCCTTAATGAGGTTGGTCTAAAACCCAACTTCGCTAAGTGTTGCAGTGGAAGGGCTCCTTACGGCTCTTTTCGTGAGAGTTGTGGGGTAGATGCCTGGTGCGCTGAGATTATTACACCTCAGTACTTCAGAAAATCCTTCCCGTCTCGACCGCAAGATACCTCTGGTCTTGTTGCTTGGGTTGCGTATATTGGCCAATTGAGCCAATTTATGCCTTCCACAGCGCGCTACTTGTATAAGTGTGTGAATGACTTGCTAGGGTACGAAGTACCAATAGTGGGTCATCCCGCATCTTATCTTGCAGTGCAAAGTGACTGCATGGTCTCTTTTGAGAGACCACGTTCCCGTTACAATAAGAACCTTCAACGAGATGAGTTTCTTGTTTTAGCTCCCAGTCAAATGACTGAGAAGTCAAAACTCGATTCTTGGCTCGGCCTCGAAAGGCAATTAATTTGCCCTTCTAAGCACGGGTATTCTTACGTAGCTGATTATCCATCAGCTCTAAAATGGCGCTGGCTACGAAAGTAGTCAACGCTTGGGTGGCAGCGATTTAATCGCATGGGGGAATCGGAC